TGGCACAGGAACTGGCACTGGAACAAGGGCTCCTTCTGGCGGTGCTAAAGTAAGCACAGGGCAAGGTTACATGGGAGGCTTAAGTTACCAGCTACCGCAGTTTGTAGGAGTACAGTATCAGCCTAAAGACTACACTGTTGAGTTGGACCGTATTATTAATGAAAGTTTGTTTAAAGGAATGATCTAATGACTTACAAAGATCTAGTCAACAATGTACTTAGGAGGCTGAGGGAAACAGAAGTTACTTCTGTGCAAACTAACTCCTACAGTAAACTTATAGGTGACCTTGTTAATGACGCTAAAGACCTTGTGGAAAACTCGTGGGACTGGTCTGCACTTAGGACTACACTTACAATCACTACTACTTCTGGAGTCTTTAACTACTCCTTAACTGGCAGCCAGAACAACATCAAGGAACTAAACGTGTTAAATGACACGTCTAACCTCCCTATGATTTACCAGACTAACAACTGGTTTGACTCACAGTTTCTCTTAGGTAACCCTGTCTCTGGCGCACCTGTGTACTACACGTACAACGGTGTTGACACAGACGGTGACACGTTAATCGACATCTACCCTAAGCCTGACGCAGTTTACTCCTTACGTTTTAACTGTGCGTTACGTAACGGTGACTTAAGTGCTGACACGGACACTATTAAGATACCTGCGATGCCAGTAATGCACCTTGCTGTAGCTTTTGCTGCACGTGAGCGTGGAGAAACCGGAGGTACTTCTACTCAAGAATACTTTGCTATGGCTAACAAGTACTTGTCAGATGCTATTGCAATGGACGCTGCTAGACACCCTGAAGAAACTATCTTCTACACGCCTTAAGGTACTTATATGGCACAAGAACTCAAAAGTATTAATCTTGTAGCTCCGGGCTTCAAGGGCATCAACACTGAGGACTCACCGTTGTCTCAGGACCCTTCCTTTGCTGAGACTGCTGACAACGCAGTGATTGACAAAAGAGGGCGTATAGCGGCACGTAAGGGCCTTAACGTCACGACTACTAACAAGACGCAGTTAGGTAGTGACTCCCTAAGTGCTATAAAAGAGTTCAGGGACGACGCTGGTAACACTAAGATCTTCTCTGTGGGCAACAACAAGATACTCAGCGGCACAACCACGCTGGCTGATGAGACTCCGGGTAGCTACACGATTAACGCTGACGACTGGAAGATGGTCAACTTTAACGACAGTATCTACTTCTTTCAGCGTGGGTTTCAGCCTCTGATATACAATGTAATTGCTTCAGGGACATCTGGAGGCGCTAATAGTAGTGTAGTAACTTTGAGTTCTGTCAACAGTGCATCAGGTCTTGTTTCAGCGATGTACGGCAATGAAGTCTTAGCAGCCTACGGTAGACTCTGGACTGCTGACTTCGCTACAGACAAGTCAACTATCTATTGGTCTGACCTTTTGATAGGCCACAAGTGGTCCGGTGGAACCTCTGGCTCCATTGACATAGCTAAAGTATGGCCTGATGGTCACGACGAGATTGTTGCATTAGCAGCACATAACAATCTTTTGATTATTTTTGGTAAGAGAAGTATCGTAGTTTACTCAGGTGCTGATGACCCTGCTAATATGGCTTTGTCCGACACTATTTCAGGTGTTGGCTGCGTAGGCAGAGACACAGTGCAGTACACTGGTGTAGACGTTATTTTTCTTTCCCAGACTGGCCTAAAGAGCTTTGGCAGAACAATACAAGAAAAATCTATGCCAATAAGCAGTTTGTCCGGTACTATTACTACGGACATCATTCAGTTAATCAATGAAGCAAACGAAGTTTACAAGTCTGTGTACTACCCAGAAGCAAACTTCTACCTACTAACTTTTACAAACCAAAACATGAGCTTTTGTTTTGACATAAGAGGTGCTTTAGAAAATGGGTCATACAGAGTTACACGTTGGCCCGGCACTAGTTTTACTTGTTATGAACGCAAGGACAACGGAGACTTACTCATAGGAAGCGCACAGGGCATAGGGCAGTACACAGGTTTTCAGGACAATGGTAGTTCCTACAGCTTCAAGTACTTCAGCCCTGAGTTGTCCTTTGGTGACCCTTCTAAACTTAAGTTCCTAAAGAAGATTAGACCGACGGTAGTAGGTGGTAGTGGTCTCGATATACTACTAAAGTGGGACTACGACTTTGGTTCTTCGTACAACACAAGTATTATAACGCTGAAGGACCAAGCAAAAGCAGAGTTTGGTATAGACGAGTACACCGTAGGTCAATACTCTGACGGTATCTTGACGTCTAAAGACGCTGTAAACACTAACGGCAGTGGAGGAACATTGAGCATAGGTATGGAGACAAGCATTAATGGCAACGAACTGTCAATACAAGAAATCAATGTACTTGCACTAGTAGGTAAAACAATATGAGTAATTATACTAAGGTAACAGACTTTGCTGCAAAGGATACTTTGTCTGCAGGAGACCCTAACAAGGTTGTTAAAGGAACTGAGTTTGAAACTGAGTTTGACAACATTGCTACCGCAGTAGCAACCAAAGCAGACACTGCTGGACCTACGTTCACAGGAACTGTAACAATACCTGCGCTGACCTTTACAGGTACGTTAGCTACAGGAACGATTAACGGAGGGACATACTAATGGGTTTTAGCCTTACAGATTTTTTAACGTCACTTGGCGACTCAGGAGATGCGGTCAACACTGCTGCTGCTCTAGGTCTAGGCGCTGGGGGTTTAGCCCTTGCTGAAAAAGGTTACAGTGATTTAGGAGACATTGGAGAACGAGCTTTTGAGGGGCTAGCTGGAGAAGAAGGACTTGCTCAAGAACTCCGTGGTATGCTAGAGTTCCAGCCGTACACTGTTACTTCTGCTACTGGTGGTCAGTTTGGTATGACAAAAGACCCGGAAACAGGTCAAATGACTTACCAACTGGCCACTTCTCCTGAAGAACAAGCCTTGCAGCAGCAGCAGTTACAACGTGCAGAGACACTTTTTGGACGTGCTGTAGCAGACCCTTCTATGCGAGAACAGGAAGTTCTTGGACGTATGGAAGAGTTAGCGTCTCCTGAGAGACAACGACAGCGTTTAGAGTTAGAACAGCGTTTAGCCGCACAAGGACGCTTAGGCACACGCACAGGGATGTTTGGAGGTACTCCAGAAGCCTTAGCGTTAGAGCGTGGTATTGCAGAAGCTCAAAACAGAGCAGCACTGGACGCTATGCAGTTTACCGCACAGGAACAACAACGTCAGGCTCAGATGGGTTCAGGCATGTTAGCTGCTGGTTACGTACCACAGGCACAGTTGCTCAATGCGTTACAACCCGGAATGACTGCTTCAGAACGTCAGAGACAAGCTATGTCGGAACAGACAGGAACTTATGGCGAAACCTATACTTCAGGTTTACAAGCGTTGCTTCAGTCAGGCTTAGGACAAGCTAGTTTAGCTGGGGGTTTTGGAAGTAACATCGCTAGTGCAGCTCTTGGCGGCTTGTTTAGTTAATAAGGAGAATACATAATGGCTAAATTTGGAGAAAGTTTCTTAGCGCAGCTAGGCAGCCCAGCAATGTCACAAAGCTTGTTTGGCTTAGGTCAGGCTATTGGTGGTATTCCGGGCCGCAGACAAGAGCAGCAGAAGCAACAAGAGGTCAATAAACTGATGCAGCAGATACAGGGCGCACAAGGCTCTGGGGACTTCAACAGTATGAAAATCTTGTCTCAACAGTTGGCTACTATAAACCCAGAACAAGCGGCTAAAGTAATGCAAGCTGCTACTGCTCTTGAGCAGAAACAGGGTCAGCAAAAGGCGCTTGAGGGTTTGTTTGACTTAGGAGAATCTGTAACTCCTGAGGCTTATCTAGCTGCTGGACAGAAGGCGTTAGCAGCAGGAGACCCTGAGACGGCTTTAGCTCTTAGGGATAAAGCACAAAGCCTTAGTAAAACAGAAGCTACTCGTCAAGCAGAAACAGCGGCTATCCAACAAGAACTTCAAGGATACCTAACAAACCCTAAAGCTTCTCCAGAAGTTAAACGAATGGCAAATCAGATTTATCGGGGTTTTGTAGGAGGAGGTATGCAGCCTTCTGCTATATCACAACAACTAACTGCCCTTAGAGACCTTGCAAAGCCTAGGGCTGTTGGTAGTAGGGCTGCTCCTCAAAAAGTTGAGGTAATGGAAAAGCAGCCAGACGGTTCGATGAAGAAAGTAACTAAATTTTCTATACAAGACCCCGTTACTGGTAAACTTACCTACGAAACAGTTGGCTTAACTCCTCCTAAAGAGTTTGCTCCTAAAGACGAAGTAACTAAAGGAGACATTGCTCAATCTGCTCGTAAGCAGTGGAGCAATATTATGGACCAGTCGTCTAAAGCGTCTACGTCCATAATTAGAACTAACGACTTAATCCAGAAAATTCAAGCGGAGCCAGACAAAACTACGGGTCTTATAAGTGTAGCACGTACAGCTATCTTGGACACTCTTGGTTTAAGGGACGCAGAGGAAGTTAATAAGACAGCTGCTTTGAGACAAATAAACTCTAAAATAATTGGTGATTTACCTCCCGGTGTTGCTTCTGATACGGACATAGCTATTTTTAGCCAAGGGTTTCCGACAGGAAAGGCGTCTAGTCAGGAAATACTTGAGTATTTACAAATTGAAGCTAGATTTTTAGCTATTGCTCAAGATAAAGGAATTCTTGCTGAACAGTTTTTAGAAAATCAAATGACTAAAGGACAAGACGCAACTTTTGTTGGTTTCTTGGAAAGACAACAAGCATATAGTACTGGTTTATTAATGCTTGAACAAAAAATTCAAGAAGAAGTTAGTAGGGGAGTTAATCCGGTACAGGCCCAAACTACGATGGTCCAGCAGTTTAAGCAGGCTTTCGGTTTTGTACCAAGTTTCTACAGATAAGAGGGAATTATGGCTAAAAGCATTTTTACAGGGCAAGACCTAGACCCTAATAACCCCTTTGCTTCTGTTGCATCAGGAGCAGGCTATTCTAGTCCTTTTGCCGTTGCTGCTTCTACTCCAGAACAAAAACAGGAGCAGTACGTAGCAGAAAATCTTCAGGCTTTTTCTGAAAAAGTAGAGTCTGAAGAAGGACTCACTGCAAACGACTTGGAAATGACTGCTAGAGCTTTTATTGACGGACTCTGGTTAAACAAAGCAGACGAAGCTGGTAGCTACATGGCTGCTTCTGCTGTTTATGCCTTAAACCCAGAAATGAGAGACAAGTCTATTTCTCAAATTGCTGACGAAATGCAACTAAGTTTAGAAGCTGAGTCTGCTCGTTTTGCTGAAGAAAGCCCGTGGGCTGCTGGGATAGCCAACGTAGCTGGTTCTGTACTGTCTCCTGTGACTTTAGCTGCGGGAGGAGTCTTAGGACAAGCGGCTAAACTGAGGCCCGGAGTACAAGCTGGGAAAGCAGCAGACGAAGTAGGCGCAACTTTAGGCGGGTCTTTTGCTAGAACTGGGGCTGATGATGCTGCAGGTCTGGCTGCTCAGTTAGGAAGACAACAAGCAGCCACGACTGGGCGTCTTTATAAGGGCGTAGACCCTACTGGAAAGATAGCCCAAACACTGTCTAAAGCAAGTCCTATGGGTATTCTAGGCGCTACTGCAGGTGTAGGGGCTGTAGAAGGGGCAATTATTGGTGCTGAGGGAGATACTTGGGCAGAAAAAGCAAAGAACGCTACTTTTACTGCGGGTATTTCTGCAGCAGTTCCGTTTGCTTTTGCTGGTCTTAAGAAAACTTATGACTTCGCTACTGAACCGAAGATGGCCCAGCAATTAGGAGAAGGTGCTGACTTTACTAACCTTATGTTTACTGAGCATGGGTTAGCACAGGTTTATAGATCTGTCGTAGCTAAGGCTTACGGAGGACGTACTCTGTCTGAACAACAAGCACGTCAAGTTGCTGGTAGGGCTGCTCCTGCTGCTGCTGCTAGGAAAGCAATGCAGATAGTTAAAGAAGAGTCTAAAGAGAAAGTAAAGAATGCTACTGCGGCTATCCAAAGGAATACTGTAGAGGCTATAGAAGAAACAGGTCTCCGCATCAATGAACAGATAGAAAAAGTTAAAGTATTAGCTGCTCAGTCACGAGGTGCTGAGAAAGTAGAATACGAAGACCAATTAGCCATTTTAAACGAAGCAAAAAACAACGCTGGGGCTGCAAAAGCACTAGCAGTGAAAGAAGCTGATGCGTCTGTAAATGCTGCTAATGCAGGTTTCCGTGGACAAGCTCTAAGAGAAGCTGCTCCTTCAGGTGCCACGCCAGACGAAATAAACGCTTTAGGCGCTTTAGACCCTCAAGACGCTAATGCAGCTTTAGACGACCTCTGGAGAAAGTACGGTTTTAAGGTGGCTGACGGTAAAACCTATAATATTAACAAAGATGAAGTAGCTTCGTTTATCGACAGCATTTCTGACGACTACTCCGACTTGGTTTTAGTAGGCGCTGAGAAAGGCGGTATTATTAACGCTGTTAAGCAGTACGTAGTTGATGAAATAGGCCGTAAAGCTCCTGACGGTGTTATCAAAGGAGAAGACCTCTTACAGCTAAGAAGCACCATTGGTCGAGCTATTAATGGCTTGAGTGACGGCAGTGTGTCTACTCGCAGGTTTTCTTCGGAGGTTCAAGGACACTTCCACGACTTACTTGAGTCTGGTCTAAACGCAGCAGAAAGAAAAACATTCGCTGCTGACAGGGCAGCTTGGGGAGTTAGAAGTACTGTAGACGAAGCCACTATAAAAGCATCAGGAGGAGACGCTAGAGCAGGGGCCTTTACAGGTAGCGACTACTTAAACGCGCTTAGAAGCTTCAGTCCACGTTTCTCAGGACGAGGAGCAGGAAGACTACAACAAGAAGCACAAGAACTTGCTGCTGTTACTGAAAGAAACAAACAAAACATACTTGACTTAGCTGACTCAGAAGCTACAAGAATAGCACAAGAGGCTGTTAAAGATAAGGCCCTTTTGAGGAGACAGTTTCAAACAACAAGAGACAAACTGTTAGCTAGAGAAAAAGAAGAAATAGCGGCTCTAAACAGAGAAAAAGCAGTAGACAAAGCTTCTGAACAAGGTAAAGAACTTCTTAGACTTAGAATAGCGGAAACAAAAGAGAAGTACGCTTTACAGTTAGCAGACTTAGATGAGGCAGCAGCAAAAGCAAAAAACGAGATGGACTCTTTAAAGACTTTAATGCCTAGCAACTTCCAAGGAAGTGTTTTTGAAAACTTGTTTAACACTGCTATTATTGGACAAGGCGTTACTATAGCGGCTCCTACAATACCTTCTCAAATAGGAGCAACTCTTGCTCTTGGTTTTGGCGGGGCCAAGGTACTGTCTCAAGAAGTAACTCAAAGATTCTTAGCGAGACAGACAGGAGGACAGCAGAGTATTAGGGAGTTTACTGAAGGACTTGGAGAATCTTTGGAAACCAGAGGTATATCTCCTACTGGCCAGACTACAGGTCTACAAGCAAGTCTTGCGGGTCAAGTGGTTGTACCTAAAGGACTTATGTTTTCTGAAGAGCGCAAAGAAATGGTCAGAAAGATGCCAACTTCAGGTAAAGCTGCGTTGTACAGGAACCTAAAGGCAAATAAGCGTTTAGATAAGCTGGAGGCAGAAGACCCTAAGTTGTTCAGGGAACTAGAAAGAGCTTATAACGCAGGTAGAAACTAAAAGGGGGGTCACTTAAGACCCCCAGTTCCACTCTATATCTCGCAACTGTTGCCAACACAGGCCAACTGTTGTGACCCTTCAGTCATGTCCGACTCCTCCACGATGTCCCATTGTATAGTCTTAGGAAACTCCTTGACTAGACTTTGGTACGTCTCTGAGTCCACAGGCTCATAAGGTGCTTGCTGGTACGTGTGTTCTGAGTAAGGTAGAAAACTAATGCCACTCACCTTGTCAAAATTGTTGTACAGCCACTGTCCCACCTGTAGGAACTCATCGTCCCTGTAGTAGCAAGTCATGGAAGGCTTGTGTTCACACCAGTAGTCCTGATACATCTCCCACAGACACAACTGCTCCATAGCTCCCATGTCAGTCGCTACTACAGCCTGTTTAGGAGACTTTATGGGGAACGAGAAGACCTTAGTAGTAGGAGAAGTCACATCTTCCTCCACAGGGACTCCTGCAGCCTCTAAGACAGCACACAAGGGGTCTCGTGCGTCTGCTCTTACTCGTCGTATGTATTGCTCCGCATATCTAGGATGGATGCCTGACGCGCTATCCACCAACTGAGATACAGTACCGGAAGGCTTAACAGCAGTAATGGCAGTGCTAACATTGATGCCAAGACGTTTAGCCCAAGTACGGTTAGTTTTAATAGCTTCCTCTTTAAGCTGCGTGAGCCAATGCCGTAGTTCTTCACGACTCTTTCTCCCTGACATAACTGGATGGTCCATGATGCCAGTGAGTGACACCCCTAGCAACGCCTCTTCTTGCGTGTTGTCCTTCCAGATCTTACGCAAGTACCTGAAGTCAGTCAGAGTAGCCTGTAGCGTCCCTAGGACAGCCGCAGACCTAACCTTGAGCCGTAGGCTTTCCAGTGTGTCATTAGCCCTCACGACCACCTCAGACAAGTTACAGAACTGGTACGGCCTGAGTATAATCTCTGAGCATGGGTTTGTACCGAAGTCAAAGCTGGCGTCCCTACGTCCATTCTTCTCTGCCTGACGCTGACTTGCGACACGGCTAAAGACGCCTCGCTCGCCTGACCGTGATTCATACAGAGACTTCCACTCGTTCAAGAAAGCTTCAAAGTCAGGTTTCTCTGTGTAACAGGCAGAGTTGTTAGCCAAGCCACGCTGAGGATTATCTACCCACCACTGTCCTGACTTGCACCGTCGTAGTCTATCGTCAGTGAGGTTACTGAGACTGATGAGAGCAGACCTTCGCACACCGCCGACGACGAC